AAATGGCCTCGCCAGTGTGGTAAGTCAACCTGTGTTACCAGTTATATTTGCCATTATGTGACTTTTACTCAAAGTGTAAACGTTGCAATCCTAGCCAATCGTTTGAAAACTGCAAAGGAAGAATTATTTTCAAAACTTCAACTTGCATATGAAAATTTACCACATTTTCTGCAACAAGGAGTTCTAGAATGGAATAAGACGAGTTTTAAACTGGAAAACGGGTCTAGGGTCATGTGTGATGCAACATCGTCTACAGCGATCCGTGGCGGCTCATATAACCTACTCCTGTTGGACGAGTACGCCTTCTTGCCAAGCCATGTAGCGGAAGAATTCTATACCGCCACATATCCAACAATTTCTGCTGGTACAACCACAAAACTTATCATAGTTTCCACCCCAAATGGAATGAATCATTTTCATAAACTTTGGGTTGATGCAAACCGTGTTCAAGGACATAAACTAAAAAATATGTTTGTGCCTGTGGAAGTGGGTTGGAGAGAAACACCAGTCAGTCCCGGAAATCCAAAATTAAGAGATGATGAGTGGGCTGCAGAACAAATTGCAAATACCAGCCCAGAACAGTTTGAACAGGAATATGGCTGTAGTTTCTTGGGTTCATCAAATACCTTGATATCAACAAGCAAACTCAATGTCTTGGCACCGGAAGAATATTTGGAAGAAGATAAAGAAGGTTTGAGAATATTTTCAAAACCGGAAAAAGATCAAATTTACTTTTTGCAGGCTGACGTTTCCAGAGGACAGGGTTCAGATTTTTCTGCTTTTACTTTGATTGATGGCACATCAGCGCCATATAAAGTTGTTGCAACTTATAGAAACAACACGATTAGCCCATTTAATTTTCCAACCGTAATCAAAAAAATATGTGAACAATACAACAATGCTTATGCTTTAATTGAAACAAATGACATTGGTGGTCAGGTTTCTTCGATTCTTTACAACGATTTGGGTTATGAAAATGTATTGATGACTCGTATGATGGGAAGAAAAGGCCAAATGCTTTCTCAGGGCTTTGCAACCGGAAAAAGTGAAATGGGTCTTAGAACTACCACACAGACCAAAAAATTGGGATGTGCTATTCTAAAAAGACTAATTGAAGAAGATAAAATTTTATTGAATGATGAAAGAATTATATCTGAATTGTTTACATTTGTGTCAAAGGCAAATACATATAAGGCGGAAGAAGGCCACAATGACGATCTTGTAATGTCTTTGGTGTTCTTCGCATGGCTTTCAAGGCAAGAATATTATGCTGATTTGATCGAAAGTGCAAAATTTAATTACGAAGAAGCACAAAAACCTGAAGATGATAATGTGCTTTTTATGATGGATAACAAGGATGAACTAGATGATAAGGAGCCATTTTCTCAGGGAGGAGTGGTTTGGTATCCCACATGAAATTCTAAATATTTTAGATAAAAAGGGATCCTATGCCATCACTCAGTTCATTTATTAGCTCAAATCAATATTCAAAAGAAAATTTAGCAATACCTTTCGTGGCTGCAATGAAGGTTGGATCTACTTACACCGCTCCGGTTTTCAACGGAGTGAACAAGGCCACTAGCGTAGATCCGGGTGGTTTGTTCGGTTGGTTGATCTATTCAAGAGGAAATTCTGCTCTTGGTCCTGTAAAAGGAACAACCTCAGATCCGTTCATTGTTTATACCAATCCTTCAGATTTGGTGCAAGATTTAAATAAGTTAAGTGGAATTACAAATTGCTTACTCGCTCCAGTAAGTGGTTCTACTTACTCTTTGTTTGTTGATGAAGGAAATACAAAACTTTTATATACGCGAAATGGCGAAGATTTTTTGAATGCCATAAGTTATATGGCTTACGGCGGTACACTTGTACTTACAGGAAGTGTTGCTGGGTTCAATTCTTATTTGGGTGCCAATTCAGGAAATTTGATTGATTGTGTAATCGATCCTTACATTTCTTCTGATATTGCAACTTGGGTTGCTGGTCAAGAATACGCCGTTGGATTCTTTCCTTCTATTCGTGACTCTGCCACTGGTGTCTCTGGAAACGGATACACAATGGCAAATTTTGCCTCGTTAGGTGTATCTAACGTTGCTGGATCAACTCAAGGTATCAAATTCTTTAATCTTTATGGATTGAAGACAAATGAGTTAAATGTCGAACTGCTAAAGAGTGATTCTACAATCAATTACACAATTCCTGCAGTATCTGATCTTGGTGGATTTTTTGCAAGAGCAAAAAACAGAAATGAACAGTATTTGACAATCGCTGGGTTAGATCGTGCCACCGTATTGAACGGTAGCATCATAAACCCAATCGAATGGTCTGGTAATCTTAAAAACTATTTGAGATCAAACAAAGTCAATTTCTTTGTAAATTACATTCCAAAGTTTTTAGGATCTGATTTGGTTGGTGCAACTGCCGCAACTGGCCCCATCACTGTAAACGACAGAATAGGGCCAGCAAGACTTCGTTCTGAGATCATCAATTCAGTAAACAATGTTGCATTTAAGTACATCTTTGAAATAAACAACCAAACAACTAGAGATCAAGTTGTAAGTGAAGTGCAAACTGCCTTGGATACATATGCTTCCTACTTGGATACAACAGCCACGCAAATTATATGTAATGAAACAAACAATCCAAATGCATCACAATTAAACATTGATTTGGTAGTCAAACCATTGCTAGGAACTGACTCCTTCGTGGTTAACTTCACATACACACAATAATGTCAAATTCGATAATCGATTTCAAGAATAACTTTAATGGAGGCACAAGAGCCAATAGGTTTATTGTCTACCCCTCTTGGCCAAGTGGCATAAGTGTTCCGATTACCGATGCACAATTCAAGATTGTGTCTGCATCTTTGCCAATGGCAACAGTGAACAGCATCAGCATTCCTTATCGTGGAAGACTCATAAATTTTGCAGGAGATCGTCAATACAGCCCGTGGGTTGTTGGAGTTTATGATGATGGAAATTCACAAAACATATGGACTGCATTGCAAAGATGGAAAGAAGCATTGGATGGTCACTGGACACACAGAGTGGCAAACAATGATTTTGCTTACAGAACTTTGCAAACTACATGGAGAATCGATCAGTTAGACGTAAATGCAAACCAAGTTTTGAGACGAATTTTTCTTTATAAATGCTGGCCAAGCGTTATTGGTGAAATTGGCTTAAACATGGGTGAAAATGATTTTGTTTCTTTTTCAGCGACCTTGACATTTGATAACATCAAGATAGAAGGAATCTGACATGTTAAACGAATTCAAGACAAACTTTTTTGGTGGAACAAGATCAAACAGATTTTTGGTAAATGGTGTAATTCCCGGTGGCAATAGCGTAGGAACACCGCGATTTACCAAATTTCACATAAGATCAACAATTCTTCCACAGGTAATGTCAACAACCTTGACATACGATCACTTTGGAAGAAAGTATTTTTATCCTGGTGAAAAGCAATATACAAGTTGGGCTGTTGTTGTTTTGGATGATACTGGTGACAAAAATTTGTGGAGAGCATTTCAAAACTGGCAAAACAACATAAACAACAACAACACGAATGTTTCATCTTTGATAAATCAAGCCAGAACATACAAAGCCACAGATTGGGAAATTCAACACCTTGATTTAAATGGTGAAACTGTATTGAAAAAATTTGTATTGCATGGTTGCTGGCCAGCCAAGATCGGGCAATTGACTCTAAATATGATGTCGCCCAATACTATGAACAGTTTTGAAGTCATGATAATGTTTGATTATATGGAAATTTTAAGTGGAACAACTCCAATCACCAGAAGGACGTGATAAATTATGGAACTAGAACTTTTTGGATTTGAATTTGGTAAGAAAAGAACTTCAAAGCAGGAGAAACAAGAAAGAACACTGCAATCTTTTACGGCTCCTGAAATTTATGATGGAACCGTAACGGTAGAGGCTGGTGGATTCTTTGGAACGGCACTTGATTACGCTGCAAGCATGCGTGATGAAAGCGCATCGGTAGTTCAATACAGAAACATGTCTATCTATCCGGAAGTTGACAACGCGATAGATGAAATCGTAAATGCTTCAATTGTATTAGGGACTGACAGAAAGCCAGTAAAATTAGATTTAAGCAATCTTCCTGTTTCTGACGTAATCAAGAATAAAATTTACAGAGAATTTGAAAAAATTCTTCATCTTCTTGATTTCAACAATAAGTCATATGAGATATTCAGAAGATGGTACATTGATTCAAAAGTCTATTACAACATTGTGATTGACAAGGAAAAACCAACTGATGGAATCAAGGAAATACTTCCGGTAGATCCTCTGAAAATCAAAAAGATTCGCAAAGTCAAAAAAGAAATGGAGCGTTTGGAAGGCCAATCCATTTCCCTGATCAAGGACATTGAAGAGTATTATCTTTATACAAACACTGACAAAGAATCTTACATGTTGACAGGTCCGGGTGGCCTTCAGCTTTCCTTGGACAGCATCGTTTATGTTCCATCTGGCATCGTGGATCTCAACACAAAGCGTGTTCTTGGTTATCTTCACAAAGCCATTCGTCCACTGAACATGTTAAGACAACTAGAAGATGCTCTTCTAGTTTACCGCATTGCACGTGCACCCGAACGCAGAGTGTTCTATGTTGACGTAGGGCAATTGCCGAAGCAAAAGGCCGAGCAGTACATGCGCGACATGATGAGTCGCTTCCGCAACCGTGTAATCTACAACCAAGCAACCGGCGAAGTTCGTGATGAAAGAAACCATCTGTCGGTGCTTGAGGATTACTGGCTTCCCCGCCGTGAAGGTTCAAGAGGAACGGAAATTTCCACTCTTCCCGGTGGTCAGGCCATGTCCCAGATCGAAGACGTTGACTACTTCAAGAAGAAGTTGTACATGTCATTGAATGTGCCGATCAGCCGATTGACATCTGAATCCACGGGTTTCAACATGGGACGATCTGTTGAAATCACCCGAGAAGAAGTAAAGTTTTATAAATTCATTGACAGAATTCGGCATCATTTCACCAAATTATTTGCCGACATGTTGAGAGTTCAACTTCTTCTCAAGGGTGTCATGACCGATGATGATTGGAGAGAATTGAAGGGAGACATCAACTATGTCTTCAATACCGACAACTACTTCTGGGATCTCAAAGAAGCAGAAATTCTTGCAGAGCGTCTTAAGATGGTTCAATTTGTCGATCCTTACATTGGTAAATATTTCTCTTCCGATTATGTCAGAAAAAATATTCTTCGTCAAAGCGAGGAAGACATGCGTGTAATGGACAAACAAATGGAAGTTGACAGACAAAGAATGCAACAAGAGCAACTAGCGATGATGGCTCAACAACAAGCTCAAGAAGCACAACAACAGCAATCAGAGGGTTAAAATGGACATCTCAAAAACACTTTTAAAAAATGGAATCAAGGAAATGCTTTCTGAGAATGAAGCATACTTCAAGCAAAACATTGAACAAGCATTGGCTGTCAAACTGAATGAATCCATTTTTTCAGTACGAGAAGAAGTCTCCAATCGTCTTTTTGAGAACGAACAGTCTACCGAAGAGACACCAGATTTACAAAAATTTATTCACTTTATGGAAAATTTTGAAAGTGGAAGAGTAATATTGAAGGATAATTCTGTTATAAATATTACTGAAAATGAAAAGGAATTGGTTAAAAATTTATTTGAGTCTCTGAATTCGGAAAACAGAAAAAAAATGACTCAAGAAATTTTTAACAATACAACAACATTCAAGCAACACATCAAGTTTGCACAAGAAACCAGGAAATTACAATGAAAAACGAAATCAGAGACATGTTAAAAAATGCAATTCAAGAAAACGCGGTTTCTTTCAAGGAAACAACTTCAAAAGTTCTTTATTCCAAGATTGGAAGCAAACTTGAAGAGCAATACAAGACCGTTGCCAAAAAAATCCTAGGAACAAACAATGAAACTGATAACGGAACTAACTGAAGATATCAAGTATATCAAAGAAAACATCGGAAACGGTGAAAAGACATATTTCATCGAAGGTGTTTTCATGCAATCTGATGTAAAGAATCGCAACGGCAGAGTCTATCCAAGCGGCATACTCAAGAAGGAATGTGGTCGTTATATTACCGAGTATGTTGAAAAGGGCCGTGCAATGGGAGAATTGAATCACCCCACAGGCCCAACAGTCAACCTAGACCGGGTTTCACACATGATCAAGACTCTCCATGAAGACGGAAAAAACGTCTATGGAAAGGCAAAAGTTCTTGACACCCCAATGGGAAGAATTGTCAAGAATCTGATTGATGAAGGTGCTCAACTCGGTGTATCTACCCGTGGAATGGGTTCTCTTCGTCCAAAGAATGGATACCAAGAGGTCCAAGAAGATTTCATGTTGGCCGCTATCGATATCGTAGCAGATCCCTCAGCCCCAAATGCTTTCGTAAATGGAATCATGGAAGGAAGAGAATGGATTTTTGAAAACGGAATGTGGACCGAAAGAGATCGTGAGCAATCCGT